GTTTGAAGTGCTCAGACGGGCAAGGGATATAACGATTAATGATGAAACCATTAAATTTATACAGCCACTTTATGAAATCCAGGATGTTGGAACGAACGATTCCGGAATTTGTGAAATGGTAATAGAGGCGGCTGTTATCTATGCGAAGAAAGGAAAACAGAATGAAACGTAAAGCTTTACAGATGAATTTACAGAAATTCGCAGGAAAAACAAACGTATTTCCGGTTCTTGATAACAAGTTCAAAGTTGGAAAGACAAAGGAATCAGCGACAACCATTGCAGATATGGAGACATTTTCCGTAGAGTTTTCTAATGGTGTGGAAACCTGGACACCTATGGACCAGGAAGGCTGGCAGAGAGCCCTGATGACTGCAAAGGCGGTTACCATCACTCTCAGTGGAAAGAGAAACATTGGAGACACAGGAAACGACTACATTGCAGGAAAACAGTTCAGTAACGGACATGATGCAGAAGGATATTTTGAATGGGAGTTCCCGGATGGAACAACCGTATCCTGGGATGCCGCTGTATTTGATGTTAAGAACTGTGGTGGTGGAGATTCCACAAATGTAGCTGCATTAGAGTTTGATGCAATCAGCAATGGCAAGCCTACTGTAACACCCGCTGTATAAGGAGAAGAATAATGGCGAAAAAAGTAAATATTACAGAAAAACTGGAACTGGATGGCAATCCATCCCTGATTATTGGCAAAGAGGAGTTAGAAGTAAACGCAGATGCAGCAACCATGTTAAAGATCATGGGAAAATATTCAGAATTTACCTCGGAAAATGCTACAGCAAAAGACATTCTGGATTTATACAATTTAATGCTCCCGGAGGAAAGTCGGGAAAAGATTGAAAAAATGAAGATCAGCTTTAATGATCTGACAACAATTGTCATGGAAGCCCAGAAACTTATTGTAGGAGAGGAAGAAACTGCGGGGGAAGCTCTGACCCATACTATGACCTGATTGAAGATTATGACCTGATCGTATCTTCCTTCCAGTCACAGTATGGGCTGAGACTGTCGAGAGAAATACACAAAATGTCATGGACAGAGTTTAAACAGATGCTCGTGGGAATTGACAATAAAACAGCGCTTGGAAGGATTATCGCAATACGTGCAGAGGATGATAAAGAAGTTCTGAAGACTTTTACAAAGGAACAGCATCGGATCAGAAATGAATGGAAAGAAAAACATGCAAAGGTAGTGGCTGAATCCATATCAAAACAGGAAATGGATACCGCTATGGATGGATTTAAAAATGCCTTTTTACGAATGGCTGGATTAGGAGGTGACTGAAACTACATATGGCAACAAGTATAGGACAGATTGCACTTGATCTTGTAGTAAACCAGAACCAGTTCCAGCAGCAGATGAACGGTATTACCAAACTGGCAAAAAAAGCAGGTGTTGCACTGGCAGCAGCTTTCGGAACCAAGAAATTAATTGATTTTGGCAAACAGTGCTTGGAATTAGGCTCTGATCTGGTAGAGGTCCAGAACGTAGTAGATGTGACGTTTCCTCATATGACTGCAAAGGTCGATGAATTTGCAAAATCTGCAGCACAGAGCTTCGGTCTCTCAGAGACTATGGCGAAACAGTACACTGGTACATTTGGAGCCATGGCGAAAGCTTTTGGATTCACAGAACAGCAGGCTTACGATATGGGTTCCAGTCTGACCGGATTAGCCGGAGATGTAGCTTCGTTCTATAATCTGAGTCAGGATGAAGCTTACACAAAGCTTAAATCTGTATTTACAGGTGAGACAGAGTCTTTAAAGGATCTGGGCGTTGTAATGACTCAGACAGCCCTTGACAGTTATGCGTTGGCAAACGGATTCGGCAAGACCACATCACAGATGACGGAAGCTGAGAAAGTAGCTTTACGGTATTCATTTGTGCAAAAGCAATTGTCAGCAGCTTCCGGGGATTTCGCAAGGACATCTGGAAGCTGGGCAAATCAGGTCCGCATCCTGAAGCTGCAGTTTGATTCTCTAAAAGCAACGATTGGACAGGGACTGATCAATTTATTTACGCCCATCATCAAAGCAGTAAATACTCTGATCGGGAAATTAGCAACTCTGGCAAATGCATTCAAAAGCTTTACGGAGCTGATAACAGGCAATAAATCATCCGGAACAAGCCAGATCGCATCAACAGGCGCAGCGGCAGCTGATGCGGGAGCTGGTATGGAAGATGCCTCCCAGTCTGCCGACAACATGGCAGATTCTACGAAGAAAGCCGGAAATGCTGCGAAAAAAGCAGCAAAAGAGATGCGCTCTCTGATGGGATTTGACCAGATCCAAAAGCTAGATAGCCCATCTGATGCAGAATCTGATTCGGATTCTGGCACAGCAGGTGGCACAGGAAATCCCGGAGTCAATCTGGGAGATGCTGTTGATTTTGGAAAACTGGCAGAAGGAGATACAACTGTTGATAAAACCAACAAGAGTTTGGATAAACTTCTGAAACGCTGTAAAGAACTGGCTAATATCTTCAAAAAGGGATTCCAGATTGGTTTTGGGGATTCCCAGAAGAAAATAAAGTCTATCAATGACAGTATTAAAAATATAGGAAAAACACTTAAGGAAATATTTACAGATCCGGCTGTTGTAGAGTCAGCAAATCATCTCTTAGACTCCCTGGCATTATGCTTTGGGAAAATGGTTGGTTCCTTTGCAAGAATAGGATTAACCATAGCTGACAATCTGATTGGCGGATTTGATAAATATCTCACAGGAAGCAAGGATTACATTAAGGAAAAACTGGCATCTATTTTCGATATCAGAGCAGAAATTGCAGATTTAGAAGGTGATTTTTATGTTGCCATGGCTGACATTTTCGATGTATTCTCCGGGGAAACAGCCAAAAGCATTACCGGACACATTATAGGAATTTTTGCCGATGGAGTTCTTGGAGCTTGTGAGGTACTCTTGAAATTTACAAGGGATATAGAACAGATTTTTATCTTGCCTGTTACCCAGAATGTAGACAAGATAAAAACAGCAATCGAAAATACACTGGTTCCGATTGAAATAGTTCTGAATACCCTGCACCAGGCGGTTGTAGATACATTTGAAAAGATATCTGAAACGTACGATCAATATGTAAAACCTTTCATGGATTCTCTTGCACAGGGAATTTCAGATATCGTAGGTACCTTCCTTGATGCATATAATACATACATTGTTCCTGTCTTGGATTATCTGGCGGATAAGTTCAGCACAGTGTGGGCAGAACATATACAACCCGCACTCAACGGAGTCATCGAACTGATTGGCAAGATCTTTGAGAATTTACAGGCATTATGGGAAACACTCCTGGTACCTGTGATCAACTGGATCATTGCAACTATTTTACCTATTTTAGGACCGATTATTGCTAACATCGGAGATCAGATTCTCGATCTGCTGGCTGTTGCAGGTGATGTGATCAAGGGAATCACGGATATTCTGGGAGGATTCATTGATTTTTGCACGGGTGCTTTTACTGGAGATTTTGATAAATGCTGGCAGGGAATTGAAGAAATCATAGAGGGATTCAAGACTATTGTTGAATCAATCTTTAAATATGTGAAAGAACATATTTTTCAGCCATTTATTGACTTTATAAAAGGAGTCTTTGAAGGATCCTGGGCGGGAAGTTTTAAAACGCTAAAAACAATACTGAACACATTTGGGAAATCTGTAAGCCGGATCTGGTCGGATATAAAACAGATATTTAACGGAATCATTGATTTTGTTACGGGTGTTTTTACAGGAAACTGGACACAGGCATGGGAAGGCATCAAAAACATATTTGGTGGAATATTTGACGGATTAATAACTCTGGCTAAGACACCACTGAATGTAGTTATTGACATTATCAACAGCCTGATGGAAAAACTTAACTCCGGTTTATCGGCAATAGAGAACGCATTTTCATTCAGTTATGATTTTAAGAATCCTATTACAGGTACCCGGCATTATGGACATTATGGTCTGTCTCTTCCCAGAGTGCCGACTATACCTCATCTTGCAGAAGGCGGATTTGTACAGAAGAACACTCCACAGCTGGCAATGATTGGTGACAACCTTCATCAGGGAGAGGTTGTAGCTCCAGAAGGAAAGATGTTGGAAATGGCAAGGGCAGCAGCTGAACTATCTGGAGGAGATGCCGCAAGATTACTGCAGGAATTGATAGATCTGATCAAAAATATGCCGAAAGATTTTCCAATAGTAAGTCTGGATCCGGAAACACTGCGGAAATATTTCATTGAAAAAACGAACCAGAATACAAAAGCAAAGGGAAAATCAGAACTGATTTACTAAGGAGGCGTGTATGGCTAAGAGAATATTATGGTCAGGAAATACTACGCTTCCTGCACCTACAGAGATAACAGTAAACGACGAAATTATATGGTCATCAAACACCGGAAGGTCTGCTTCCGGTGAGATGATCGGTGATGTAATAGCGCAGAAAAAGAACATATCAATCAAATGGGGAGTACTTACAGAATCGGAACTTGTAATAATCAAGAACGTCCTGACCGCAGGGTACTTTCCATTTTCGTTCCACGATGATGGTATTGACCTGACAATCAGTTCCTATCGCGGAACTTTGTCAAAAGAACAGCTAGGCTGGCTTGGCGATGGGATATTTTATTATAAAAGCGCATCGGTAAGTGTAATTCAGAAATAGGAGGAAAAGAAGCATGGCAGCAGAATTAACAATTAATAAGAGCTTAACAGCAAACGGAACCATTAAAGTAGATGATAAAATTGTAATGAGCCTCTTTACAGAACTTTCAACAAGTGTCAATGGCACTGACAGAGTAACTCAATCCATCCAGGACAAAGAAACATACAATAAAAACAAAAAAGAAATCCGTGCCCAGGTTGCTGCCTTCCAGGAAGCAGTATGGGATATGCAGGATTCCATGGAAGAGGCAGACAGCACAACAGGGGAGGATACCACAGATGAAACTCAGGAATAGTCAGATTATTTCTTTTCTGAACACATACGCTGCAATAAAAACAAAGAAACTCCCTGTAAAATTGGGATATGCAATCAAAAAGAACGTATCGGCAGTAACTGCAGCTTCTGAAGCTTATTCTGCAGAAAGAAATGAGCTTTTAGAGCATTACGCACAGAAAGGCGAAAACGGACAGTTTCTGGTAAACGACGGTTGTTATGTGATCCCGGATCAGGAAGGATATGCAAAAGATATTGAGGAACTTCTGAATATCGAAACCGAAGCAGAGATCCAGACAGTCTCTCTTGATGTGCTGGAGAAATGCGATGATCCCAGATTTGAACCGTTGACCATCGAGGAGCTGACTGCCCTGGAATTTATGACAGAGTAAAGGAGGTACCTGAATGTATCAGTCAACGGAAGCCTTCGGAAATCTGATACAGCAGGATTCCCGAACGTTTAAAAGCCTGATCACTTATGATGACACCAGCATCACGAATGCCAAAAACATTAAGTTTACCGGCGGATCTGAAGGAGAGGATGATTTCTCCCTGGGCTCCGTGGTGTCCCAGTATGTAGAAGCAACAATCCCGGATTGCGCCGGCGCAATTGAAAACCATGAATTTTTACTGCAGATCGGCATGGACATAGATGGCCTGACGGAATACATTCCCATTGGATATTTTACAGCCGGAAAGCCCAAAAAGACGGAGAACCAGATAGAATTTACGGCATATGACCGTATGATGAACCTGGAAACACCTTTTTCTTCCAGCCTTCCAGATAATACGGATACGATTGCAATATTGAAACGCATTGCAGAGATTACACGGGTACCGGTGATAACAGAAGGACTTGATGCAATCACAATGGCGAACCCGAAAGGCTATTCCTGTCGTGAGGTCCTTTCCTATGTAGCTCAGATGTATGGCGGATTTGCTCTCTGTAATCGTCAGGGGCAGATAGAGATCCACACATATACAGACAGCGACTACACGGTAGGGACCGGACGGTACTGGGATAATTTTGAGCATAACGAGTATCCATTTAACGTAGAAAAACTGACCTGCTATACAGGAAAAGATGAAGAAGGGAACAGCAGCTCCATATCTGCAGGCAACGGAGCAAGAGCGGTTACCTTTTCCAATCCATTTATGACAGAAGATGTGCTGAACAATATCCTTTCAGCAATCGGCCAGTTTTCTTATATGCCTGGAAATCTGAAACTCTTAGGAGATCCCCGCCTGGATCCCTGGGATATTTTAACAGTAGAGGACCTGAATGGAGATTCTTACAAGGTTCCTGCTATGAAGCTGGAATGGGAGTATGACGGCGGTCTGACG